TACGGCACGAACCACGACCCTTGTCAGGTTCTACGGAATTGTGTGCACCCGCTGTTAGGTAAGCAGGTATTTGATTCCTTCTTAGCACTATAAGACCTGCACATATGCTGCCCTCAACTCACCAACTCAAAAAAATTTCTTGACAATTTTTCCTTGTTCGTGTATACTTGCTATATTCTAACAGGAGGAATTTTCATGAGTTCATATTGGGGTTATCATTTAATGCTAGACTGTAGCGGCTGTAATGCAAATATTTCAGACCGTATTGCAATCTACACTTTCATCAAAGACTTAGTCGAGCGTATCGATATGGTTGCCGCAGGCGAACCTATTATCGAGCACCTGCTTCCAGGAGACCCGAAACAAGGGTACAGCCTGATGCAATTGATTACAACTTCGAATATCTGTGCACATTTTATGGATTTAGACGGTACAGCATACTTCGATGTATTTTCCTGCAAGGAATACGACATTGAGACGGTAAAAGAAATCGTAGCCGAGTATTTTGGGCCAACGAAGATGCGTGTAAATTATCTGACACGGCACGCAGACTAGATACCCGAGAAAAAAACTTCTTGACATCCGAACCCTGAGAAAGTATAATCGTAACCATGGCAAAAGAATTAACTACAATATCTCCAGAGGGACTCGATATAGCGAACAGTTACTTACAGTTCGGAAATATACGGGCCGTCGCTGACTATCTTCAGGTTCCTGAATGCAATGTCGTGGAGGTATTGAACAAGCGTGAAGTGAAAAAGTACATTGATACTATTTACCTCGATATGGGCTACCGCAATAAGAATAATATCGCTAGCTTACTAGATGAAATGATCGCGTCCAAACTTGAAGAAGCCCAGGAATCTGGAGTATACTCGAGCAAGGATTTAGCTGATCTATTACTAATGGCGCATAAAATGCGTATGGATGAGATTAAAGCCCAGTCTGAACTTATTAAAGCAGAGGGGACAAACATCAAGAACCAGACCAATGTTCAGATAAATGAGGCAGTGCCTTTCGGACAGGGTAATTATGGTAAGCTAATGGAGAAACTCTTAAGTGGAACGGGAAGTCAATGATTTAAAGAGCGGATTACACGCACACGAAGTGCAGTGCGAAGAGCGCTGGAAGACAACTTTTACCCGTCTTGGTAAAGTTGAAGATTCACTATTGCGTATCGAGAGTCGTATGGTTGCCATGTCTGGCGCACTTATACTGTTCTTAGCGGGATTGATTGTTACCCTATCACTGAAGTTGTGATCGACCCTATATCTGCCGTAGCGATGGCAACCTCGGCATTTAAAACAGTGCAGGCGATGGTTGCTGCGGGAAGAGAAGTGGAAGATACGCTAGGGCAGATTGGTAAGTGGTACGGGGCCGTAGCAGACTTTAACGAAGCAAAGCGACAGGCCGAAAACCCGCCAATATTTAAAAAGCTATTTGCAGGAAAAAGTATTGAACAAGAAGCAATGGAACTCTTTATTCAGAAGCGAAAGTTGGATGAGCAAGAGAAGCAGCTGCGTGAATTACTTACATACTCGTTCCCTGGTGATGGCTATCAAGAACTGCTGCAAATGCGTCGAAAGATTAAAGAGCAGCGAGAGAAGACTGTGTACGCACAGGCTCGTCGTAGAAAAGCTTTTGTAACTACTGTTATAACTACGGGGTTATTGATATTACTGAGTGGAGCACTTTGGGGAACTATAGTCCTTATGCTCAAGTATTGGCCGGGAGCATAGCTATGAAAGTAATGGAGAGAGGTTCAAAGTACGAACAGTATGATATTGATGGTGACGGTATTGTGAGTGATGAAGAACTAGCAAGAGTGGAAGAGCTGCTACGTGTCGAGCATGAAAGAGCTCAGTATGAGAACGAAGATAAGAAGCAAGATGCTCAACGGAACATGGCATGGTTTGCTCTTTTCGGAATGTTACTCTATCCCTTTGCAGTTGTACTTGCAGACTTCGTAAACCTCGATAGTGCTTCAAAAATTCTTGGAGATATGGCACCAACATACTTCGTATCTGTAGCGGCCATTGTCGCAGCCTTCTACGCAAAAGAAGCATTTGGAAAGTAAATGAGAATAATACTACTTGTAGCACTTCTACTCTCTGGCTGCGGAAATATTCCAAGCTTTTATGATGATAACGAGTCGCTACTTGCAGTAAATGTACGATATGAAGTTTCTCAGCTAAATTGTGAAAAACAAATACGAATAAAGAAGTTAAAGAAGAGTGTTGATGTGCTTGCACTTTACTCAGAAAGCAAGGGTTCTCAAGACGTTTATAAGCTCGTGCTCCTGATGAAAGAAACTTCTGATGGTTTGTATATTCGAGAAGCTCCTTCAGTTTCCTATTGTAATTTGAAAAAGAAAGCACTACAAAAGCAGAGCGATGATATTGCTCGTGCTATCATGAGGAGATACTAATGACTGAATTAGAGAATACTCTCAAGTTAATTGAAGAAGCCCTCGCAGATGGAAGTATGTCCAAAGAAGAGGCCAAAGAGCTTCTACTCGATGCAAAGAGAACACTAGAAATACATGAAGGAGCTAGCGATATTGAGCTCAAAGCCGTACTACTTGCAAGTGTTGCAGTACTAATGGAGTTAGTGTAATGATTAATAAATATTTTAAACGTGGAATGTGGTTTGTAGAGTGTAAAGCCTGCGCTAAATGTAGCGGGGGTAAAAAGCGTTTTGCTACTGAAGCAGAAGCTGACGCATTTATTGCCTCATGTTCAGATACTCCAGCTCCCGTAGCTGTAGAGGAGCCACTGTTTTCAACTTCGTGGTTAGAGGACATCGACAATGCCTACGAAGAAGAAGAAAGTAACTAGACCCGGTCTATACGCAAATATCAATGCAAGAAAGAAAAAAGGCATTAGTCGTAGCAAGAAAAAGTCTACGATTACTCCTAAAGCTTATGCTGCTATGAAAGGCGGTTTTAAGAAGAGAAAGAAACGTGCCCGTAAAAAGTAAAGCAAAGAAAAAAGATTCGAGACTGAAGAGAGCAGGCGTTGCGGGGTTTAATAAACCGAAGCGCACTCCAGGCCACCCGAAGAAGTCGCACATTGTTGTGGCAAAGGTTGGTACAAAGATTAAGACAATTCGTTTCGGCCAGCAAGGAGCTAATACGGCAGGGAAGCCCAAGGCTGGAGAATCGGAGGCAATGAAGAAAAAAAGAGCTTCTTTTAAAGCCCGTCACGCAAAAAATATTGCAAAGGGCAAGATGTCCGCAGCTTATTGGGCCGACAAGGTGAAGTGGTAATGGGAAACAAAACAGCACAGTATTATTTAAAAAATGGTCAAATTAGTGATGATGAGTTCGATATGAACATTGTCACAAATCCAAACGGTCAACCGGTTACTATTAATAACCCTTTAGCAGTAACCAATGTTGGTAGTAGTAATAATATTGACCTCGCTGCGGGGTTGCTGACAGGTTACTCACATATTAATAAGTTTGGATACTCGGGAACCGACATAAACGGTTCCGCTACAGTATGGGATAACTCTGGCACAGCTCCGACTTATCCATATGTTGCAGCTTCTACAATAGCTGTGACAAGCAGTAACGCATTAGATAATACTAAAACTATACTTATCACAGGACTAGACCAAAATTATCTTCCTTTGGAAGAGACTCTTATTGTCGGTGGCGCAGCGTCTACTTCTCAGTTTGTACGAGTGTTTAGAGCGCAAATGATTTCCGCACTAAATTTGGGTAATATTTCTATTACTCAGTCAAGTACTGTAGTTGCAAAAATTCTTGCCGGTAATTCTCAAACTCTTATGGCGGTATATACTATTCCCGCAGGAAAAACAGGCTATTTAATACACTTCGCAGGAAGTAGTGATAAAGCCAACGTATCAGTACTGTTTCGGCTTATAGCAAGATCATTCGACATAGCAGATGGTACTTTTGCTATAAAAGGGCTGTGGGGCACTCAAGGGGGCAATCCGGTAAACTATACATATGCCGTTCCTTTGGTTTTTACTGAAAAATCTGATATAAGAATTGATGCAGTTACTTCCGCAACTTGTGGAGTGGGTGCTATCTTTGATATCATATTGGTAGATAACGCATAAAATTACATATTATAGGCAAAACTGAATGGCAATTGAAATAAGCCGGAGAGATATAACTGGCGATAACATTTTAGAGTTACAATCTGAGACAAGGTTCATTAAGCTCCCAATACCTCCATACTTGGATTTATTGGGAGTAGAACCACTCCCATCGCAGGTAGCAATTATCAATGCGATCAATAATCCGAAGTATCGTTTTGTCTGTGCCGCCGTTTCTCGACGACAGGGAAAGACATACATCGCTAACATTATTGGACAACTAGTCTCCCTTGTACCAGGGTCCAATATCCTTATCATGTCCCCCAACTACGCCTTGTCTCAGATTTCTTTTGACCTTCAAAGAAACCTTATTAAACATTTTGATTTAGAAGTTACAAAAGATAACGCAAAAGATAAAGTTATCGAAATCTCCAACGGCTCCACCATTCGCATGGGCTCTGTCAATCAGGTGGATTCTTGTGTGGGTCGCTCTTATGACCTGATTATATTTGACGAAGCCGCACTTGCAGATGGACGAGATGCTTTTAACGTAGCACTCCGACCTACGCTTGATAAACCAAATTCAAAAGCAATTTTCATTTCCACGCCACGGGGTCGCAACAACTGGTTCTCTGAGTTCTACCATAGAGGTTATTCAGACGAGTTTGAAGAGTGGTGTAGTATTCGTGCAACTTATCGCGATAATCCGCGTATGACAGAAAGTGATATTAAAGAAGCTCGGAAGTCTATGTCAGAAGCAGAATTTAAGCAAGAGTATGAAGCTGACTTTAATACATACGAAGGCCAGATTTGGAAGTTCAACTTCGAGGAATGCACTGCAGACCTGTCTAATCTCGATACTAGTAGAATGGACGTCTTTGCGGGGTTGGACGTTGGTTTCAAAGACCCAACAGCAATGTGTGTAATCGCATATGATTGGGATGCAGAGAAGTACTATTTACTCGCAGAGTATCTTAACTCTGAAAGAACAACGGAACAACACGCAGAGGAAATACAAAAACTTATCGACCTTTACGATATTGATTATATTTATATTGATAGTGCGGCACAGCAGACTCGTTTTGACTTTGCACAAAACTATGGAATTTCTACAATCAATGCGAAGAAGTCGGTGCTCGATGGAATATCTCATGTTGCAAGTCTAATGGATAATGATAAAATCATTATAGACCAGATGCAAAAGGAATGCTTAACTTGTGTAGATGCGTATCAATGGGACCCAAACCCTAATTTAATTAAGGAAAAGCCGAGGCATAATATGGCATCGCACATGGCTGATGCGCTACGATACGCCCTCTATTCATTCCAAAGCTCAGCCACTAGCTTCTAGTGATAGGTGCTTAAAAATAGTTATTGACATCTGACCTTAAAGTAGTTATAATTCTTCTAATGAAAAATCAATCCTGGAAACCGAAATGCCTAAGTTAAAACGTGATATAGTGAAGTACGTCCGTGATAAGGCAAAGTCTAAGTACCAGAAGGGAACGGCCTGTGAGATTTGTAACGAAACAGAGCAACTTGATTTTCACCATTATTATAGTTTAACGCCCCTGCTCAATCAGTGGATGTTAAAGAATAAGCATAATCCTGAATACATACAATCACTTCGGGATGATTTTATTGAAGAGCACTCTCGCGAGCTATACGATGATACTGTCACTTTATGTCATAGCCATCATTTAAAATTGCATTCAATTTACGGAAAAGACCCTGCGCTCGGAACAGCAAAAAAGCAGATGCGTTGGGTAGAGATTCAAAGAGAAAAATATGGCTTGGTATGATACTATTTTAGGGCGTAATCGCGTAGATGCAGAGGAGAAATTAAACCCTGCTCAAAGTTACTATGGCCATAATATAGAGCCTTCACGCGAGTATACCTACCAGTACGAGAGAGCTTACGAAGATTTAGAAGTAGTAAATCGCGGTGTAAATATGATTGTAGATGATGCAGCAGCTATTCCAACAACAGTTGCTCAGCAGTTAAATACTTCTGGAGTTGTAAAAGGAATTAAACGCTCACGAGTTGACTTGTTGCTTAATAAAGAGCCTAACCCTTTTCAGGACATTAGCACATTTCGTCGTAACTTAATTACAGATTATATTATTGACGGTAATATCTTTATTTACTTTGATGGTGCTCACCTGTATCACTTACCTGCTAGCAAAATGACTATTCATGCGAGTGATACTACTTACATTGATAGATTTACTTTTAATGGTAAGATTGATTATTCTCCAAGCGAGATAATTCACGTAAAGGAAAACTCCTTCTACTCCATCTATAGAGGCACATCTCGTTTAAAGCCCGCTCTTCGTACAATGATACTTATGAAGCGTATGCGAGACTTCCAAGATAATTTCTTTAAGAACGGAGCTATTCCTGGTCTTGTTCTTAAAAGCCCAAATACATTATCAGACAAAATTAAAGAGCGTATGATAATGGCCTGGCAGCAGCGCTATAGCCCTGATGCAGGTGGTCGTAGACCTCTTATACTTGATGGCGGAATTGAAGTAGACCAGCTTTCAAATGTAAGCTTTAAAGACTTAGATTTCCAAGCAGCTATTGCAGATAACGAAAAGGTTGTTCTGAAGGCACTTGGAATTCCTCCAATTATGTTAGATTCTGGTAATAATGCAAATATTCGTCCAAATATGCGTTTATACTATCTCGAAACTGTCCTTCCTATCGTAAGAAAGTTGAATGGAGCACTAGAGAGATTTTTTGGTTTCGAGTTATACGAGGATATTACAGATATTCCGGCACTACAGCCAGAACTACGAGATGCTTCAGCATACTACGCATCATTAGTAAACACAGGAATCATATCTGCCAATGAAGCACGAAGTGCTCTTGGGTTTGACCACATGGATGGTCATGACGAGATTCGAATACCTGCAAATATTGCCGGAAGCGCAGTAAACCCTGAACAGGGTGGCGCACCGACACAGCCTGATTCACAAGGAGAATAAAATGGCAGAACTACCAATCAGAAAAAAGAAAGCACTTATCTCATCAATGGCAGTCTTTCTATTTGAGAATGGTCTCGCAAAAGACATCGAACAGTATAAACACATGAAAGACGCGCCTTTATCTGTTCAAGCTATTACAAAGTATTTTGGAAGATGGCCCCGACTTCTTAAAGCTATTGAAACACAAGAACCGGCACTCTGGGCAGAAATTCTTAAAGCAGAAGAGAAAAAAGTATCGCCAGCACCCAAGCCGGCGGTATCTAAAGTAGAACCAGAGCTTAAAGCTGAAAAGCCTAAAGCAACGGTTAAGCCTGCTACGGCAGTTAAAACGGGAAAGTAAGATGGATAAAATCTTTAATCTTACATCTACTTTTAAAGCCCTCGAATCAGATGACGGTTCTGTAATGATTCGTGGTATGGCAAGTACAGCTGATTTTGACCGCGCAGGTGATTCCATCTCAGCAGAAGCTTGGCAAAAAGGTGGATTAAAAAACTTTGAAAAAAATCCAATTATTCTATTTAATCATGATTATGATAGACCAATTGGTAGAGCTACAGGTATGAAAGCTGGCCCTAACGGACTAGAGCTAGAGTGTAAGATTAGTAAAAATGCACCTGGTAATGTAGCTGAACTTGTTAAAGACGGTGTTCTTGGAGCCTTTTCTGTCGGTTTCAGAGTCAAGGATGCTGATTATATTAAAGAAACCGATGGACTTATGATTAAGGATGCTGAGTTATTTGAGGTATCG